ATTTACTGGATGTTATCGATGAGCAAAGTGGTTCTGGAAAATTAGACTTAATAATACAGTTACCATATGTGATAAAATCAGAAGCAAGAAAACAACAAGCAGAGAATAGAAGAAATGATATAGAGATGCAATTAACTGGTTCTAAGTATGGTATAGCTTATACTGACGGAACAGAAAAGATAACTCAGTTGAATAGGCCTGTTGAGAATAATCTAATGAAACAGATAGAATATTTAACTAACATGTTATATAGTCAATTGGGTATAACCCATAGTATACTTGATGGTACTGCTGATGAGAGAACTATGCTTAATTATTATAATAGAACAATAGAACCTATTATAACAGCGATAGTTGATGAGATGAAATATAAATTCTTAACTAAAACAGCAAGAACCCAAAGTCAAACTATTATGTATTTTAGAAATCCATTTAAACTAGTTCCTATAAATGACCTTGCTGAAATCTCAGATAAGTTTACAAGAAATGAGATAGCATCTGGAAATGAGATAAGACAAATAATAGGATGGAAACCATCTAAAGATCCTAATGCTGATGTACTTAGAAACAAGAACTTAAATAAAAATAATGAAGAACCAATTCAACAACCTAATGTTGATAATAAAATGGGGGAGGATAATAATGAATAATTATGATTTTAGTGGATGGGCTACCAGAAACAATCTAAAATGTTCTGATGGTAGAATAATATTAAGAGATGCATTTAAACATAATGATGGTAATACCGTTCCTTTAGTATGGAATCACCAACATGCTACGGCTGATAACATATTGGGACATGCTACGTTAGAGAATAGAGAAGAAGGCGTATATACTTATTGTACTTTTAACGAAACTGAAGCTGGTAAGAATGCTAAATTATTGGTTGAGCATGGCGACGTATCTGCACTATCAATTTATGCCAACCAATTACAACAACAAGGAAGTAATGTTAAACATGGAGTTATTAGAGAGGTCAGTCTAGTATTAGCTGGTGCTAATCCTGGTGCATTTATAGATTCTGTAATAAAGCATGATGAAGAAAGTTCAGACGAAGCTGTTATATATACAGGTGAATCTTTAGAACATTCGGCATCTGGACCTGAAAAGAAAGATGAAGAAAAGAAAGAAGAGGGGGAGGATAAAGAATTGGAAAAAGTTGATAAAGAATTAGAACATGCCGAAGATGGAAAAACTGTACAAGACGTATTCGACACATTAAGTGAAGAACAAAAAAATGTTGTATACGCTCTTATAGGACAAGCTATAGACGAACAAAGTCAAAATGAAGATGATAATACTAAAAATAATAAAAATAACGGAGGAGACGATACTATGAAACATAATTTATTTGATAAGGAAACTAAGGAAGCTAAGGGTGACGTATTAACACATGCAGAAATGGAAACAATAATAACGGATGCTAAAAGATATGGTTCTTTAAAAGAAAGTGCATTACAACATGGTATAACTGATATAGAGTTTTTATTCCCAGAAGCTAAAACTATAAACAGCACACCCGACTTTATAAAGAGAGATACAGGATGGGTTGGTAATGTAATGAGTGGAGTACATAATACACCGTTCTCAAGAATAAAATCTATGCATGCTGATATAACTGGTGAAGAAGCTAGAGCTTTAGGTTATATAAAAGGTAAATTAAAAAAGGAAGAAGTATTCTCTTTACTAAAAAGAACAACTGATCCTCAAACAGTATATAAAAAGCAAAAATTACACAGAGATGATGTTATAGACATAACTGACTTTGATGTTGTTGCATGGTTAAAAGCTGAAATGAGAGTAATGTTAGACGAAGAGATAGCAAGAGCAATATTAATAGGTGACGGTAGATTATCATCTTCTGACGATAAAATACAAGAAACACATATAAGACCAGTATGGACTGACTCTGAATTATACACTATAAATCAACTATTAACATTCAAAGCTGCCGATAGCGTTGACGCTAGAGCTAAAGCATTTATAAGAAGTGCTGTTAAAGCTAGAAAAGATTACAAAGGTTCTGGTCAACCAAACTTATACTGTACTGAAGATATATTAACTGACTGTTTATTATTAGAAGATACTACAGGAAGAATAATATACGATTCAGTTCAAAAATTAGCTACAGCTATGAGAGTTAAGGAAATAATAACTGTTCCAGTAATGGAAGGCGCTAAGAGAACTGTTGAAACTAAAGAGAGAACATTAATGGGATTAGTAGTTAACCTTGCAGACTATAACGTTGGTGCCGATAAAGGTGGAGCTATAAATATGTTTGATGATTTCGATATAGATTACAATGCTCAAAAATACCTTATAGAAACAAGATGCTCTGGAGCATTAACAAAACCTTATGCTGCAATAGCTATAGAATCTGTAGAAGAAGTAGTAGTTCAAGGTTAATTTTAGGAGGTAACAATTCAAAATGGCAAAGTTTTATGGGGTTATAGGCTATGAAATAACTGAAGAGACTGAACCTGGTATATTCGAAGAAAAGACTATAGAGAATAATTATATCGGTGACGTTATAAAGAACTCTAGAAGACTTCAAGAAACCGGTAAAGTTAATGATGATATAACAATATCTAATCGTATCAGTATTATAGCCGACCCATTTGCCAATAACAACTTCCATACAATGAGGTATGTTGAGTTTATGGGGGCTAAATGGAAGATTAAGGAAGTAGAGGTTGAGTATCCAAGACTCATACTAACTATAGGAGGTTTATATAATGGACAATAGATTATTATTACATGATAAACTGATAAGCCTCGTTGGAACTAGTAATGTATATTTTCAACCTCCAACATCCGTTCTAATATCATACCCATGTGTCATCTATAATATTGGCAATGGTGAAGCTATGTATTCTAATAATAAATTATATAACTATACACATAGATACGATTTAATATTCATATATAAAAAACCAACAACAGATATAATAGAAAAAGTAATAGGTGAATTACCAATGTGTAGTTTAAGTAGAACGTATATTAGTGATAATTTAAATCACTACGCGTTTAGTGTATATTTTTAAAAATAAAAAATAAATAAAACAAGGAGAATTATAAAATGCCAAAATTAGTATTTGATAAAACTGGTGAACGTTACTATGAAACAGGAATCAGTCATGGTGTACTTTACGTACAAAATGATAATGGAGCATATCCTACAGGGGTTGCTTGGAATGGTTTAACAAAGGTTACAGAGAGTCCTTCTGGAGCAGAAGCTACTCCATTATATGCAGATAATATAAAATACCTTCAATTATTATCAGCTGAAGAATTTGGAGCTACAATAGAAGCGTATACATATCCTGATGAGTTTGAAGATTGCGATGGGTCTGCAACATTAGGACTTGGTGTATCGGTAGGTCAACAAGATAGAAAAGGATTTGGATTATGTTATAGAACTATATTGGGTAATGATGTGAAAGGTAATAATCTAGGTTATAAATTACATCTTATATATGGCGCTATAGCAGCTCCTTCTGAGAAAGCATATCAAACAATAAACGATAGTCCTGAAGCTATAACATTTAGCTGGGAAGTAACAACTACTCCAGTCGAAGTCGAAGGTCTTAAACCAACTTCAAGTTTAGTTATAGATTCGACTAAAGTGAATTCTTTAAAATTAAAGGCGATAGAAGATTTATTATATGGAACTGATGCTCTTCCAGCTAAATTACCAACGCCGAATGAAATAGCAGCTATAATAGATGCTGTATAAAATATGATTTACGGAGTCCTTGTTTAATATAACAGGGGCTCTTAAATATAATTAAAATTTAGGGGGATTTAAATTATGATAGAACAAAAGCAAGGTCTTAAATTAATAGACGACAAAACGGTAGACCCTCAGGTAGACAAAGGGGCAAGTGAAGGAGTATGTTTCGAAACAACAGCTAATACTTATACGGTATCAGAAACAACAACTAAAGGTTCATTAGGTGAAACTGTAACTCCGGGAGTAGCCATAGTTGCTACTGGTCCTTGGATGGAAAAAACCGGAAGTAGTTTAACAGAAGATGTATTTAATTCA